GAAGATACCGAACGAATGGGTTTATACCTTAGGCAATTCAAAAAACAAACCCACATAGCAACTTCCTCCAGTATTGACTTTCCAGAAGATGACGGAGCACCAGAAGGTTTTGATGCCCGTGCAAAACTTGGACAAGCAATGCAACTCGCATGGTCCTAATATGAAATTTTTTATTTTAGAAACTGCAAAGGCAGTAATGTTGTTTAGTATAATGTATGTTTGTTCAGTTATTTTCCTCTCATTATAAATAGAACTATGGCAACGAAAAGTAATTTGTTAAAGAAGGTACCAAAGAAAAAAAAGCGAATGACTCTAGTTGATGCTGATGAAAAGTATACAGGTGTAGAGCCTGACTTTTACGAAGACGAAACAACCCGGGACAAAATTATGCAAGGGCTTAACTATTATGCCTATCATAAAAATGTCAAAGACGCTAAAAAATACATTGTAGATTACTTGAATGCCGTAGAAGATAAAGAAAAGGCAAAGCAAGTTAAAGCATGTCCAGACGTATTTGTTATTCCTACATATGGTTATTTGGCACGAATGGCAACTAAAGGAGCTAAGTTTGATGTAGAGATGGATGTAGAAGATAGACTTAACCAACATATTAATTATCTTGCTAGCCAAGGTACTATTAAGAAAGAAGTAACTAAGGAAAAGCAAGAACAACGAGCCGCTGGTCCTACTATACAAGATAGGATTAGAGAGCAAGCAGGCGAGATGGATGCACAATTTTTGGAGTGGGTAGATACATACGTTGGCAGTCCTAACCTGTTTAATCCGGTAATTATTGATCCTTATGCACATTTGCAAAGCAATGGCTGTACACAAGCTCATGCAAGACGTATTAAAAAGGATTGGGAAATTGAGTTAGATGAATATAACGAAGCTCTTAAAGGAGAAGATGAAGACCTTAAAGAAGCGTATAAGCATTTAATGAAACATAAACGGTTACAAGGACTTATCGAACTTGTAACTAGATTCATTGATGCCTGTGATGTAATTATAGGTGAATCAAAGGCAACACGAAAGCAACGTAAGAAAAAGCCGGTAAGTGTTGAGAAACAAATCTCTAAACTTAAATTTAAACAAACAGATGCTGGACTTGGAATCACTTCCGTTAACCCTGCTAACATTGTCGGTGCTACTATGGCAGTTATATATCAGTGTAAGTATCGTAAACTTGGTGTTTATGTAGCAAGCGATGAAACAGGATTTAAGGTAAAAGGTACATCGTTACTTAATTACGATGAAGATAACTCCACTAAAAAGACCCTCCGTAAACCTAAAGAGCAATTAAGTTTTGCTAAGAAGGCTACACGACATAAGTTTGGTAAATGGTACGAGTCAGAAGTAAAGACTACAGAAACCAAACTTACAGGACGTTTTTCCGACGATACAGTTATCCTGCAAGTATTCAAATAACATACAAGGTCTCCGATAAATAATATATGCGGAGACTAGTATGGCTACAACCCGACAAGAACTTACAAAAGAAATAGAATTATCCCTAGGCGGAGGGATGATAGATATTGAGTTAGATCCTGAACATTACGATTTAGCAATAGATAAAGCATTATCGAAATATCGGCAACGAAGTTCTAGATCAACAGAAGAATCTTTCATTTCTTTAACTTTGGCAGAAGAACAAACAGATTATACTCTCCCTTCAGAGGTAATAGAAGTAAAGGATATATACAGAAAACACACAGGTTCGTTTGGAGCTTCGTCTGGTTCTGATATAGAACCTTTTGAGGCCGCTTATCTTAATACATATCTATTACATTCAGGTAGAGCAGGGGGCTTAGGTACTTTTGATGCTTATCATTCTTATAGAGAACATTTAGGTAAAATGTTCGGTGCAGAATATATGTTTACATGGAAACCTTGGAATAATACGTTAACAATTCATAGAAAAATAAAAGCAGAGGATAATGTGTATGTCCATTGTTTTAACTATAAACCAGATAATACTATTATATCAGATACATATTCTGGTTCATGGTTACGAGAATGGTCTATAGCAGAAGCAAAAATGATGCTGGCGGAAGCAAGAGGAAAATTTTCTTCAATCGCAGGTCCCCAAGGTGGTACCACTCTTAATGCAGAAGTATTAAGAGCCGACGCCACACAAAGTTTTCAGTCATTAGAAGAAGATTTAAAGACATATGTCGATGGCGGCGAAGGTTTAGGCATTATAATTGGATAAATTGTTTATTTTTTAAAATACTCCCTTGTATAACCAGCCGGTTTTACTGATTTACCGATAAATAATTTAAATAATGAATTTAGTCATTAATAGTGAGGAAATAATATGGCAACATTAGCATCTCCTGGTGTATCAGTATCCGTCATCGATGAAAGTTTTTATGGATCTGCTGGAGCAGGTACTGTACCTTTAATCATAGTTGCGACAGGTACAAACAAAGCACATGTCAGTGGTACGGGAACTGCATCAGGTACAACAACATCAAAAACACCTCAGTTGGTAACTAGCCAACGAGAACTTATTCAAACATTCGGAACACCTTATTTTAAATCAGTGTCCGGAACTGCTCAACACGGATATGAGACAAATGAATATGGATTATTAGCGACATATAGTTATTTAGGTTCTGCTAATAGAGCATATGTCGTAAGGGCAGATGTTAATACAACAGAATTAGAGCCAAGTGCAACAGAGCCTACCGGAGCTCCTGCAGATGGCGCATTATGGTTAGATACTACGAACTCTTCATTTGGTGTATTTAGATATAATGCAACTACAGGTGCATGGGATAAGAAAACAGTTAAAACACCTGTAAGCTCAGATATGGATAATAGTGGTACTAAAGATACACCAGCTGCCGGATTTGGATCAGATGGTGATTATGCAGTTTCAACTGAAGATTTTGTCGGTTTAGCATTAGGCACAACAGCCGAACCTATTAAGTTTTGGCAAAAGGTTAGTGGTACGTGGGAAGCGGTTACAGATACCAATAAAGGAAGTTTAAGTCCTGCAGCGAATACGTTTACTATGGGAGGTACTTCTGCTCAGCCTAGTTCACCTGTAGGAGATGATATTTGGATTAAAACAGAAGCGGCAGGAAGTGGTACTAATCTTGTAATTAAAGAATATAATTCCACTACAAGTGCATTTACTACAAAAACAGTTAAGCCTTATGCAGATGATAATGAGGCTGCACAACCAGGTAATTTTGATTCGAATAGAAAAGCAGATATTATGATTACTTCATTAGATACTAATAAGTTATATCATTCAGTAGGTGGGGCCAATAGTGCATCGTTTACTATTTTAGATGGTGGTTCAGGATACGACCCAAATAATCCTCCAACTGTTACTATTGCAACGTCAGAAAGCAGTCCTGCAGCGGCTCCAACTACTCAACCTACCGCAGTAGTTGATAGTACAGGTGCTATTGTTGCTATTGTGACAGCATCAAACGATGCAGCAGGGTTAGGTGCATCTCTAAGTGATATTTCGGCAGTATCTATTACATTAAATGGCGGAGCAAAACCTGCAGAAGGTTCTTTATATGTTGTTCCGGGTGGGACGGCAGGATCATTTCTTTTTAAGAGATTTCCGGGTGCGTCTGGAACATCAGCGACTGTAGCAAAGCAAACAGATACAACAAATTATTTTGCAGCCGACAATGAATTAGAAACAAGTGCAACCGCGATTGTAGGATCTCCGACAACAGGTACATATTGGTATGATTCGAGGTTGCTTGCAACTTCTTTTGATATTTACAAAAAAGGAAATGGTGGTTGGCAATCAGTAACTAGAGTAACAGGAGCAGGTGAAGGAGGTTTAGGACTTACATTAACTGTAGGCACAACAGCACCGGCTTCAGGTGCAGGTACAGGCGATCTTTGGTTTGACACTAATTTCTTAGAAACTTTTACTATTAAAGAATATAATGCAGCAGGTAAATGGGTAGCAAGGGATTCGTCAGATCAAACAACATCAAACGGTGTTGTGTTTGCAGATTTAACTGCTACTGCCGAAGATAATACTACAACATTATCTGGTTCTAATAATTTAGGTGCAACTAGAATTGCTAATGCTCCTAATCCAGCATTATATCCAGATGGAATGATTTGTGTTAATATGATTCATAGTTCGTATCACGTTAAAAAATATGACTCTACATTAACTACAACAACAAAATGGAGAAGTGCAGCCGGTAATAAAGCAGATGGTTCTGCTTATATAGGTAGAAAAGCACAACGACAAGTAGTTGTAAAAGCTCTTCAGGCAGCGATAACAACCAATTCTGATATTAGAGAAGATACATTAAATTATACATTAATTGCAACTCCAGGTTATCCAGAATGTGCAGACGAAATGATGGCATTAAATGTTGATAGAAAAGAAACCGCTTTTGTAATTATTGATTCACCATTTAGATTAGCACCAACAGGCGTAACTGCATGGAAAGCAGGTACTAATGGTACAGAAAATGGTGAAGATGCATTGACCGCATCTGGATCACAATGTGCAACGTATTATCCAAGTGGATTATCTACAAATACTGATGGAACATCGGTAGTTGTTCCTGCATCTCATATGGTACTTCGTACAATAAGTTATAATGATTCTATTGCTTATCCTTGGTTTGCTCCTGCAGGACTAACTCGAGGTCGTATTAATAATGCAACTAATGTAGGTTACATAGATAGTGAAGGTGAATTTAAAGCATTAGCATTAAATGAAGGACAACGTGATACATTATATGGTTCAAAAGTTAATCCTATTACAAATTTTCCAGGACAAGGTTTGTTTATATATGGACAAAAAACATTACAAGCAGCATCTAGTGCATTAGATAGAATTAATGTTGCTAGATTAATTGCTTATATGAGAGAGCGATTAGATCCATTGGCAAGACCTTATGCTTTTGAACCTAATGACGAATCTACTAGAGCAGCAGCACAAGAGTCTGTTTCTAGATTTTTAGCTGATATCATGTCAAAACGAGGTATATCGGATTTTGCAGTTGTTTGTGATACTACAAACAATACTCCTGCAAGAATAGATAAAAATGAATTATATATAGATGTTGCTATAGAACCAACAAAAGCAGCAGAATTCATTTATATTCCGATTAGAATTGTAAATACAGGTACATTATAATATAATATAAAGGTAGTAAATTTATTTTACTACCTTTTTTCTTGATCAAAAATTCTGACGGAATCTTATAAATACATATAATATAGAACACGATTAGGAGAGTTATCAATGGGAGCATTATCAAAATTTGGTGTCCCTACAGGCGACGGCGGCGCAGTAATAATGCCAAAACTATCGTATAGGTTTCGGGTTACTTTTAATAATATAGGCGGACAAACTAATTCAAAAGCATTAACACATCAAATTGTTAGTGTAACCAGGCCTACATTAAGCCATGAACCGATTACTTTAGATGTATATAATTCTAGAGTTTATTTGGCAGGTAAACATACATGGGAACCTATCACTATTGTAGTAAGAGACGATGTAGACGGAGAAGTTATTTCTTTTGTAGATAAACAGGTACAAAATCAGATTGATCATAATGATCAATCTGCACCATTAGCAGGAGCCCAATATAAATTTTCAACAGTCATAGAAACTCTCGACGGTACAAATGTAGCCAATGAAGCTGGTACATTAGATACATGGACTTTATCTGGTTGTTTTATTACCAATGTAGGTTATGGCGAAAATGATTATGCAAATAGTTCGCCTATGACAGCTTCGATGACAATTCAATATGACAATGCCAATCATTTGGATAAGAATGATGCTAACTTGTTATCAGGTATTAGTATATCAGATACTGACCTTACTGGTGCTACATCAGGATAATTCATGAATAGGAGTTAAAATGGCATATTTCGGTAAGGTTCTCCGTAACTATGCCGATATGGCCTTTGGTACTGTTACGGATTATAACAGAACATTAACAGATGTACCTCGGCTTAAATTCCAATTTGTAGTAGAATTTAAAACTACATTAGGTATAGGAGGCGGAGATAAGAACTATAGAGAGATGATAAAAGATTTATCATTAGTGGTTCAATCCGTCGAATTACCTAGTTTTCAATTTGATACCCAAACATTAAACCAATATAATAGAAAACGAATTATACAAACAAAAATGAATTGGAATCCTATTAGTATTTCTTTTCATGATACCAGAGATAATAAATGGTTAAATGTTTGGAAAGAATATATGAAATTTCACTATAAAGATGGAAGAGAAAAGTTTTCTAATTTTGGTGCAGGGAACCTAACACCTGATATTGTTCAAGTAGAGCCTAACATAGACGATTTTGGTTTTCAAACACCGTTTTCAAAAACTAGTATAGCAAATCCTGATTTAACAAATGTAAATTCTTCTCCTGGAGATACACAAGGTGCATTAGAACCAGAAGAAGAAATGGGAGCAGGGGAAGTGCAGGTTGGAGGAGCCGGATGGGAAAAATATTACTTTTCACAAATTAAAATTTATAAACAATTCGGCGGAAGAAATGGTCCTATTGCAGATCCTATAACATTATATAATCCTGTAATTTTATCGGTAAATAACGATTCATTATCTTATGCAGATTCAAGTCCTGTGCAATGGAGTATACAATTTGGATATGAAGGTGTATCATATGATAAATCAGTGGTTCCTAAGAATAGTTATACAAGCATGTGGGCCAGTGCCCAAGATACAGTAACAAGCTGGTTTGGTGATGACGGATCACAAAGCGGAGAAACTCCTGTAGGCGATAGTACTTTAGTATCAGATAACTTTGGAGCAGGCGATCCTGAGGTGTTATAATGGCAAATTCTAATTCCTCTAGCAGTTTAGACGAAGCAAAACGATTACGATCTTCGTTAGGTGTTGAGTCAGTATATTTTGATCAAAAATTAATAGGATTAGAAGGTAATATATATTCAGAATTTAATCCTAGCCAATATGATGCTATTATGGCTAATATACAATCATCTGGTGTATCTCTTGAATCTGCAAAAATATTAGCATATGAAGTTTTAGCATTGGCTAATTACTATAACGAACCATATGATAAATATCTACCTTTAATTTTATCAGGTGCTATTTCTGTAACTAAAGATAAAATAGAAAAATTAAATATTACCAGGCCTTCAACAAATCAATTAAATTTAATAAATTCAGAAATAAATTCAGAAATAAATAAAGAACAGGTCGATTAATGGCTAGAAAAAGTCATAAGTTTAAGCAAGGATATTTTCAGCCAAAAAATCCTAATAAATATCGAGGCAAGCATGTTCCTATTTATAGATCAGGATGGGAATTAGCATTTATGCGACTATGTGATGATCATCCAAATGTAGAATGCTGGGCATCTGAAAGTCACCAAATACCTTATCGTAATCCTTTTACAGGCAAAATTACACGATACATACCAGATTTTTTATTATCATATGCAGATAAAAATGGTAAAAAACACATAGAACTTGTGGAAGTTAAACCTAGTAAGCAAGCAGGCATTACAGAATCACGTAGTAGAAAAGACAAAGCCGCGGTTATATTAAATAAAGCAAAATGGGCCGCTGCACAAGAATGGTGTAAACGTAGAGGAATTAAATTTAGAATAGTAACAGAAAATGAAATATACCACAAACCACAAAAATGACAAAGAAACTTGAAGAAACATTTAACTTACCAGATATAGCAGAATTAGCACCAGAAGATCAATTAGATAAAGTCTACGATCCTTCTGGTGAAGTTGCTTCTGCTCCACCTGAGTTAATTCAAACAAAAGAAGCATTGTCTCTAGCAGATAAGATAGATAGTGCATTACCCGAAGTAAAAGATATAAACACAAGTGATAGAGACATGGATCGTTATGCCGATAAAGCAGAAAAGGCATTTGAAGATTTAATGGATTTAGGTTTTAATGTAGAAGATAGAAATGCAGGACATGTATTTTCTGCAGCACAAACTATGTTAAAAAATGCTATAGATGCTAAAAATGCAAAGGCAGACAGAAAGTTACGTGCAATAGAATTGCAACTTAAAAAATTAAGATTAGATCAAAACGAAACAAAAAATGCATCATATAGTGAAGTTATAGATGCAGACTATATTGTTAGTGATCGTAATTCTCTAATAAATGAGCTTACGAAAAAACTAATTAATGATAAATAAAATAACAATAGGAGTTTACTATGGATATAAAAAATACGCATGAATCTTCAACTTCTATGCTTCGTAAATATTCTGATATGGTAAAAGAAATGTATAATCCTTCAGAACAGGTCAACGAAGAAGAAATTGAAGAAAATAAAGAAGAAATCGAAGAAGAAGAAACAGACGACAAGGAATAATTATGAAAAGATTTGAGCAATACCTAGCTGAATCAGAAAAAGAGTATGCTTTTAGGCTTAGATGTGCATGTGACTTAACAGAAGATTATATGGACAAAATAGAAAATAGACTTAAAAAGTATGAAGCATTTTCTGTATCGGCTCCTAAAAAAACTATGTTTCAATCTGCACCTCCTGGTTTTAACCATTTGTCTGGAGCAGAAGTTAATATAGTAGATTTTAAAACAAGAATGCCGGTAGCCCCACATGTATTGCTCCAAGATATCATAGAATGTTCTAAGTTACCCGAAAGCCATGTTAGAGTTTCAAATGCAAATGAACCATTAGAGGAAGAATTTGAAACACCGGAAGAACCAACAGGTGCAATTTTAGAACAACCATATGAAGAAGTAGATAATAGTCATTTATATGGTCCTAAATTAATAGGTAATCTCTTAGGAGATTTGGCAAAAGAAGCTCGTAAATTAGAATTTGCAAAACCAATAGAAAATATGCCAGAATCTGTAGCAACAGAAGATGGCACTAAAAGCCCAGTAGGAAGTTAAAATGGAAATAAAACCAGAAGAATTATCCCAATTAATGCAATTAGCAGGTATTTCACATCAACCAGAACAAGAGCCAGTCGCAGTTGCTATATCGGCTGAGGATAATATATCCGATAGTAATTGTAGTAATACTTCAACAATGCGGGGTTTGTTAGATGCCTTAAACGCCGACGAACCTGAAATTGAAGAAGAAATTGAAGAAGAAACCGAATGGGAAAATGCTTCTAGAGATTTTAGTAAATCAGCACATCCAGTACAAAATAATTATGATGATTTTTCATATCATCCCGCTAAAAATCACATGCAACGTAGAACAAACGGATACGGTGACAATCCATTGCGTGAAGAAGAGTTAATCAAAGAATACACTGAGTTCAAAAAAAAAGACTAGACGAATTTAGTTGGAGGCAACTTCTACCACAAAATTGGGGTAAAAACGAAGAAGAAGTAGATCTTCAACAAAAAGTAGATGCCCTCAAAGACGCCGGTAAAACAGATTCATATGCATTCAAAAAATTAAATAAAAATTTAGAAAGATTAATACGACGTAGAGAAAAGAAAGGTCATGGTTGGTCTGGTGTCGATAAAAAAATCGGCGATCTAGTTCGACCTGCAGCTAATGCTGCAGAAGAAGAATGGAGAGCTTATAAAGAGAAACGAGACCGACGGGAAAAAGCAGATAATAAAGAACAACAAGATAGAGATAAATTATTTACAGCCGCAATGGGAGATGTTGATAAACAACTTGCAACAACGGGTGTAGAACCACTAGATAATCAAGGTAGTAAAGTATCTGTAGAGAAACCAACTGCTAAAGATCTATATGCCGCAAGAAATCAAGAAGGTATTGCATCGTATAATGCCTTATTTGATAATCCGGGTAAACTTAAAAAAACTTTATTAGCATATCAAAAAGCATATAACGCAGGTGACTTCAACGCACAAAACGATATAGTAAAAGCCAATCCTGAAATAAGAGGATTGCTCGACAATAATTATAGAGATATTGTATCGGACAAAGGCGATTATAGCGATGTTCGACATACAGATATTGCAATGCCTGTACGAAGATGGTTGTCAGGCGAAAGAGATATAAAATCATTAGTAAGTAACTTTGATAAAAGTTTTACAAAATTAGGTATTGAAAATAATATTAGAAAGTACGAACCATCTAAGCCTGAACGTGATCCTTCTATTTTAAGAACCAATGATGATGAGGATACACAACCTGCATCAATGGGTGTAGAACTAGGAGATCCAAATCCAGAAATTAAAACAATAATTCCTGGCAAGACCATGGATCAAGCAAAGCGAGATGCAGAAGAAAACCGTAGATATGAAATGGCAATAGCAAAGTTTAAACGATCTGGCAATATAAGCGATTTATCAGATAATTCAAACATGAGCGATGCCCTTCGAGCTAGATTAAAAAATGCCCGAATAGCATTAAACAGAGCAACAAAAGGTAATGACAAAGCAGGGTTCGATTCAGATCTTGAACATGAGAGAACAACCGATCCTGAACATGAGAGAACAACCGATCCTCGATACAGAGATCATAAAACTCTTAGAAGTGCATCTCCGGTCTATACACCAATAGCAAGCACATCTAAATATGAACCAGAAGATACAGACTATTTAGATACTAGCTCAACCAGGCCTGTAAATTATAGTAAACAAGACATTAAAAGATTGTCTAAACTTGCTAGTGCAGGAAAAGCAGCCACATACGCAAAACCTAAACCTAAAAAAATATCTACCGCATTAAAAGAGCCAAGAAACCTAGGTAGTTATTTTACCCAAAAGGGAGGTTCTAATCAGCCAGCAACATCTAAAAGTTTAAGTTCTAATGTTCTTAATACCCCATCTAGTCAAAAAGCAATGGGGTTAGGAAGTAATAAACAACCAACAACTAAAGGTTTAACCAAAGGTGCAAATAGTGGTATTTCTAATATGTCAAGCAGCGGAAAGAATACATTTTTAAATTTAGATAAAAATGACTATACAATTCCTCCTTTTAATAGAGAGAAAGCATTGAAAAAAATACCTAAAGGCAACAAACAAGATTATATCTAATAATGAGTGCAAAGTTTGATACAACCCTTGTAAAACGTCCACATCAATCTGAAAAGTATACCAACGAAGAAATACAAGAACTTGCAAAGTGTATACAAGACCCTATATATTTTATAGGCAACTATTGTAGTATTCAGCACCCTACTAAAGGCAGAGTAAAATTTGATCTATTTGGCTATCAAAAAAGATTAATAGAAACATATAATAATTATAGATATGCAATAGCACTTCTTCCTAGACAAACAGGAAAGTCTACTGCGGCTGCAGCATATTTGTTATGGTATGCTATGTATAAACCTGACTCTGTTATATTAATTGCGGCACACAAATACGCAGGGGCCCAAGAAATAATGCAAAGGCTACGTTATATCTATGAAATATTGCCTGACTTTGTACGTGCAGGTTGTACAAGTTACAATAAAGGATCTATAGAGTTTGATAATGGTTCACGTATAGTTTCACAAGCAACAACAGAAACTACCGGACGGGGTATGAGTTTAACACTCATTTATTTAGACGAGTTTGCATACGTACAACCCCGTATAGCAGAAGAGTTTTGGGCTGCATTATCTCCTACACTATCAACCGGTGGTAAATGTATTATTACTAGCACACCAAATCAAGATAATGATCAGTTTGCACAAATATGGAAAGCGGCAATAGATAATACAGATGATTTTGGTAACGAACAAGAAATAGGCAAAAATGGATTTAAAGGGTTTACATGTCATTGGAGCGAACATCCAGATAGAAATCAAAAATGGGCAGATGAAGAAAAGGCAAAAATAGGAGACGAGCGTTTCAGACGAGAGCATGGATGTGAGTTTATTACTGCTGACGAAACACTAATTAGTCCGTTAAAACTTGTATTATTAGAACATAAAGATCCTGTACGCAAAACAGGACAAGTTCGTTGGTTCTCGGAAATTAATAAAAACTCTACATATTTTATAGGATTAGATCCGTGTATAGGTACAGGTAGTGACTTTAGTGCCATTGAAGTTTTCAGTATGCCAGGTTTACAACAAGTAGCAGAATGGAAACATAACAAAACAGATGTACGTAGTCAAATGTTAATATTACAAGGTATATTACAAGATATTTACGACGAAACAAAAACTGAAGAAAACATTTATTTTAGTTTAGAAAATAATGGTATAGGTAGAGCATCTATACAATCATTAGAAGAATTAGGTAGTACCAATTTTTATGGTAATTTAGTTAATGAACCCAAAAATAATAGAACTTTTCGGTTTACAAAAGGATTTACTACAACATTAAAAAGTAAATTAGAAGCATGTAGTAGACTAAAATACTTTATAGAAAACGACAAAATTAAAGTATATAGTAAAAATTTAATACAAGAATTAAAGACTTTTGTAGCTAGAGGCAGAGGTTTTGAAGCAAAAGATGGCGAACATGACGATTTAGTTATGGCTTTGGTGTTATGTGTACGAATTATTGATCAAATTACCAAACACGACGAAGATGCATTTAATGAATTAATAGATCCTCTTAGTATGGACCCTGTCGATATGCCCATGCCAATTGCCTTAATCTAATAAATATATTAAATAATGGATGTAATCTTATGGCAGTAAATAATAATATTATAGCACATGATTTATTTAAGACAATTAAAGGTTTTAATTTAAATGTTCAATTGTTTAATGAAGATGGTAAACGGGTAATAGATCCTGCTGAAGCAAGAAAGTTTTATGCTACAGATAAAAAATTTATGGTTACATATGAATCAGACGAAGATCCTCAAAGTATAAAAGTTTACTTTGGTAAAAATTTTACACTTGACGAAGGAGGAGATTTTCCGTACAATAAATTTATTAAACAAGTTAGGAATTTAGCACATAGAAAAAATGCAATAGATTTTACTGTTAAAAATTACGGCAAAGAAATTCAGCCTAAGGATTTTGCATACCAAGCAATAAATAGGAACGCAGATATGGGAAACATAGCAGAAGGTTTATCACCAGCATACGGGTCGAGTAAATCTAGTTATCAAACATTAGACAACGCAAAGTTAGTTATACGGCATAACAAGCCAGTAGACGAAAGTGCTCGAGGGTCTCGAGCAAGAAACATTACTGCATTATTTGTAGAAAATAGTGCCGGTGAACGTTTTAAGTATCCATACAATCATTTGGCAGCCGCAAGAGCAATGACACGGCATGTCGCAGAAGGCGGAACGCCATATGATAATATTGGCTCATATATTACAAAACTTTCAGAAGAAAGTTTAGGGTTAACTAAATTTATGCGTTATTCTAAATCAAATGGTTTAATGAATGAAGATACAGAACCAGTTATTGGTGGTATTAAAACACGATTAAATCAAGTTAGAGAATCATTAAAGCGTATGTCTACACACAAAGGGTATGCAAGTGTGGTAGAAACCTTAGGTGAAACTAAAAAAGAGTTAGACGAAGAGTTAGTAACAGAACTTAAAGATAAGTTTACAGTAGTACGATTTGACGAGGACATGGAATCAGTTCTTCCGTATGTTGCTAGGATAGTATCTGAAATGAATAATTCAAATAGAATATCAGAAACCTACAACGAGTTCAAAGAGGCAATCAGCAATGCTGGAGAAATTCAAGTGCAAATGGTAGAGGATGATCATCCAGAAAATCCTGCTAATTTAGCATTCGATAGTGTAACGAAGAAGAATCAGCATATTATTAATTTTATGGCAGAGCATATTGTAGATGAGAATATTCAAACATTGATGAAGCAGGTAGCAGTAGATTATCCAAGATATGACGTGCCTATGAAAAATGAGTCATTGGCATTAGTGAAATCTATTATGGAAACAGGACAAACTCCTGTTGCTGAACAGCCTGAGGCTCCAATGGAAGAAACATTTGTAGATGAACTCGACGAATCACTTAGTAAGTTTGCAAGTAATGATATCTTTTTTGAAAAGGGACATCCTCATCATCAAAGTCACAGGCACTGGCACATAGCCAAAGTTCAATCAGATGATAAGCTAAACAATATCTCTCCTAACAACGACTCGGCAGAAGGATTTGGAATAGATGCATCGGTAGGTGTAAATAAACTTCTACCTAAAGCTAAAGGTGACATGTCAACTAAAGGTAACATAGCACCTAAAAGTAAAATGAGTACAATGGCACCTAAAAGTAAAATGAGTACAATGGCACCAACACCAAAAAAGAAACAAGATGATTCAGAATGGCGAAACATGACCTTAGCGAAAAACGAATCTAAGAGTGAAGTAGACGAAACCATTTTAAAACTCGCAGGGGTATACAAATGATTCCTAATATTAAGAATGAAAATGATTTAAGAAAATTAGCAGGAATTCCTATTAAAGAAGATCCTTTTGATATTCCGCCCGATGACGACGATGAAGCAGAAGATTGGGGTGCACCAAGTAAACCAAGCGGAAGTTTAGATAATATTCTTGCTAAACATAGAGAATCATTTGAATCTGTAATGCGGGGAGAATCTGCATTATACGATCATAATGAGTTCTTTGACGAGTTATACGAATATTATGTTAATTCAGGCGAAATGCCATATGGTATTGCTAAAGCAAGAGATGGCGACCCTGACCAATGGATTCAAGAAGAACTAGATCGTGAATATGGTGATGATTTTGCTACTGACGATGTACCCGATTCAATGGATGGGGATTTTGATTCAGGTATGGCTTCGGCTGGTATGGGCACCGATGAAGATTATGGCTATTATGGTGAAGGTACAGAACTAACTTTTAAAGAACAATTAAAAATGGTTCAAGAAGGTGGCACATACATGGGAGATGATGCATACAAGTCTTTGGAAAAGAAAGCATCAGATAATCCAGACGGGTATAAAAAAATGCCTGAATGGTTGCGAAAAGCCCATGTAGAGGCTAAAGCTCGCAGAAAAAAGCAAAAAAAGACTTGACGTTGATAAATAGATTTGTTATAATAAGTTCATGATGTTTGTCATGGACACTAGGCTAATAAAAGCAATAGAAATTTAGGCACAAACATAGGCTAATATAGGAGAAATAATATGGCTACACTAGCAGAAATACGAGCAAAGCTCTTAGAGAAAGAGCAGAAGTCCGGTGGGAACTTTCAATCCGACAACGCAATTTATCCATTCTGGAACATCCCAGAAAACACAACAGCAACATTAAGATTTTTACCAGACGGAGATGAATCTAATACTTTCTTTTGGAAAGAAAGACAAATGATTCGTTTAGCATTTCCGGGTGTCAAAGGACAAGACGAATCTCGTTCTGTAACAGTACAGGTTCCTTGTGTAGAGATGTGGGGCGATGCATGTCCAGTTCATGCAGAAATTCGACCTTGGTTCAAAGATCCAAGTCTCGAAGATGAAGGTCGTAAGTATTGGAAAAAGCGATCTTATATTTTTCAAGGATTTGTTACTGACAATCCAATGAGCGACGACCAGCCTCCAGAAAATCCAATTCGCAGGTTTATTATAAATCCATCTATCTTTAAGATTATTTCATCTTCTTTAATGGATCCAGACTTTGCAGAAATTCCAACAGATTACGAACAAGGTACTGACTTTAAACTTACAAAAACACAAAAAGGTCAGTATGCAGACTATTCTACTTCTAATTGGTCTCGTAGAGAGAGAAGTTTAGATCAAACAGAAAGAGATGCAATTCAATCACATGGTTTGTATACTCTTAATGATTTTATGCCTAAGCGACCAAACAACGAAGAAATTAAAATCATTTTCGAAATGTTTGAAGCATCGGTCGCAGGCGAATTGTATGATCCAGAAAGGTTTGGATCATATTATACTCCACAAGGTGTTCAACTTAATACTAGACCGGCACCTAGAACACCTGAACCAGTTGTTACACAATCTGCAACACCTGAACCTGTTGCAGAAGCAGCAACTCCTACCGAAGAGAAAGTAGTTGAAACAGAAACTAATACTACAGAAGAAAAGCCTTCGGCGGATCAAATTCTTAAGATGATCCGAGATCGCAAATCTCAATAATTAGTTAGTTATATAACTCCTGGTTATATAACTAAGAGGTATATAACCAGGGGGGCAAAAGTCCCCCTTTACTCAGGAAAAATATGAAACCATTTGATATATCTAAATTTAGAAAAAGTATTACAAAAGCAGTACCAGGAATGTCCACAGGATTTCACGACCCCGTAGATTGGATCAGTACTGGTAATTTAGCCCTTAATTTTTTAATTTCAGGGGATTTTAATAGAGGAATACCATTAGGGAGGGTTACATGTCTTGCTGGTGAAAGCGGAAGCGGAAAAAGTTTCATTGCCAGTGGAAACTTAGTGCGTCATGCCCAACAACAAGGCATCCTCCCTATTTTATTAGATACAGAAAATGCATTGGATTCAGATTGGTTGCAAGCATTGGATGTAGATATTTCAGAAGATAAATTATTACGGTTCGGCGTATCAATGATTGATGAAGTTGCAAAATTTATCAGTGAGTTTATGAAAGGCTACCGCGATCAGTATGCAGATGTACCTTATGAAGAACGCCAAAAAGTTCTCTTTGTTATAGATTCGCTAGGTATGCTACTTACCCCAACTGATAAAGATCAATTTGAAAAAGGTGACATGAAAGGTGACATGGGTCGTAAACCTAAGGCATTAACGGCCCTTGTTCGTAATAGTGTTAATTTAATTGCAGGTAATCCTGTAGGAATAATTGCTACTAATCATACATATGCATCACAGGATATGTTTGATCCTGATGATAAGATTAGTGGCGGACAAGGTTTTATATATGCTTCGTCTATTGTTGTTGCAATGCGAAAACTTAAACTTAAAGAAGACGAAGACGGTAATAAGATATCAGATATTAGAGGTATTAGATCTGCATGTAAAGTAATGAAAACACGTTTTGCAAAACCATTCGAAAGTGTGCAGATTAAAATACCTTATGATACAGGTATGGATCCATATAGTGGATGTTTAGACTTGTTTGAAAAAGCAGGTGTAATAGTTAAAGAAGGTAATAAATTAAAATACACTACTACAACCGGAGAAGAAATTAAAGAATTTCGTAAAGGTTGGGGTGCAGAAAACCTTCAAAAAGTTATAGATGATTTCAAAGAAAATGACGCTCCTTTGGTAAATAACGATGACGTATTACCAGAGGAGGTTGTCGATGAAGATGAATGAACAAGAAGTACATTTAATACATGATTTATGGGATGTTATTAAATCATATTCATCATCTAAGGATCACGAAATAGCATGTGAAGAACTTTTAGAAAAGTTCGATAACAATGGATATGTTATCGAAGATAATATAAGAGAGTTAAAAGGTTACGATGGAGTGATGGATGATGTGTTGGCGAGTATGTTTTATGAAGAAGAGGAAGAGGACGAAAACCCCGAAGTATACGACTATTAATGAGTACATGGTATAGAAAAGTCCAACAAGACTTAGGCGAACTTGTAAACTGCATATTAGCATACGAAGAGCAGTTAGAGAAAGCACGAGTCGAGTGTGGCATGAAAGGCAACCTAGAAAGATTATCTCGTGAGATGCCTGGCATCGTAGAACATCGATTTAATCAACTGCAAGAAATAGAAGCAATCTTAGAATTTCTAAATATAGAGCTTCGTAAGAAACGATCCCACGTTTTTAGACAATATACTGAACATTATAATAAAATGTTAAGTTCTCGAGATGCTGAAAAGTATGTTGATGGCGAAGATGAAATTGCAGACTTTCAACACTTAGTAAATGAGTTTGCATTACTAAGAAATCGTTTTCATGGTCTTATAAAAGCCTTAGACGCAAAGCAATTTCAAATTAATAATATTGTTAAACTGCGAGTAGCAGGATTAGAAGATATTGGATTATAATGGGTAGCACAGAAGATTATTATTATGATGTTTTTTTACCTAAACAAGAAAAAGAACAAAAAGAACAAAAAACGGCTGAAAGTTTAGTAGAAATAGTAGAAAAAATGAAAAAAGATAGAAAAAAAGAAGAAAAAAATGCCAAAAAAGGTTGACTTTTTTGTTGCAGATAGTATAATACTTACATGCTGAACGAGAGAGTAAACATTAACAACGAACAAGGATGCACTATGCAAATCAACGCAAAAGTACATAACGGTGAATACGGCGGCAAGCAGATACTTAACGAAACTTTTCCTTTAGTGAAAGGTTTTTCGGTAGGTAAGAACGGCGGCTTTATTACTGTTGATGGTGCCCAGGTTGATGGATATCCAGACAGAGAAATCCGTATTAAACTTGTTAATAAAAACGACTACGAAGTTGTTAATTTTTATGGAGCAGAAGTGAAGCAAGAACTTGTTGATAACACACCACAAGCAGTAAAACAAGAGCTCAGCGATGAAGAGAGGCTTGCAGAAATCCGAGAGCGTTTTGAAATACTAGACGAAATGACACAAGGCTCCATAGATGGAGTTGTACGTGGAATGGTTGTAACAGGACCTCCAGGAGTAGGAAAAAGTTACGGTGTTGAAAAAGTTATTGAAAAGAACAGTATGTTTGATAAACTTGCAGACAAGCCAGTTAGGTTTGGAACTGAAAAAGGTGCTGCAAGTGCAATTGGTTTGTACCAGTTACTTTACAGGTATGCTGATCCAGGAAGCGTGTTGGTACTTGATGACTGTGATAGCATCCTTTGGGACGAAGTTAGTTTGAACTTGCTGAAGGCGGCACTTGATTCCAGTAACAAGCGAATGATTAGTTGGAACACAGAGAGTTCAGCATTACGCAGAGAAGGTGTTCCGGAGAAATTCGAATTTTGCGGATCAGTTATTTTTATTACAAATCTTAAATTTGATAATGCCAAAGGCAAGATCAAGGATCACTTAGATGCAATTCTTTCAAGATGTCATTACTTGGATTTGACACTTGATACGATGCGTGATAAAATGCTCCGTGTAAAACAGATAGTAGGAGACGGTATGCTTACAAAGTATGGGTTTGATAAAGCAGAGCAGAATGAGATTATTAGTTACATGGAAGATAACAAAGATAAGTTGCGTGAGTTGAGTTTGCGAATGGTAACTAAGGTTGCAGACCTCAAGAAGATGTCACCAACACGTTGGCAAAGACTTGCAGAAAATACTTGCATAAAGCGTGGCAAGTAAAATTAATTAACCTTTAACTAAAAGGAGTCTTAGGACTCCTTTTTTTATGACTTAATGCCTGAATGTACAATTGAAATAAAAGACGAAGTAAATGTTAAAATACATGATCTTGATTTAGTTACAAGAAGACAACTAGAAAAAAAGTTCAAGTATTTTTTACCACATGCATTCCATGTACCTGCTTATAAATTAGGACGATGGGATGGGTGTGTTTCCTTCTTTGGTGTAGGTGGTGTTACATACCTTAATTTGCTTGATGACATAATACCTATATTAAATGAGAAGTATGTCATTAACATCAAAGACCATCGTAAGAATCAAACATTTAGTTTTGACGAAGTAACAGATACTATACATGGTAAACTAACATGGCCCAAAGGACATACACACGAAGGCAAAAACATAGTATTACGTGATTATCAAGTAGAAATAGTTAATCAGTTTTTAGCAGAACCACAATGTTTGCAGGAGATTGCTACAGGAGCAGGAAAGACGCTAATTACGGCTACTTTAAGCTATTGTGTTGAACCTTATGGGCGTAGTATAGTCATAGTACCTAATAAAGACCTTGTTACGCAAACGGAAGACGACTATAAGAACTTAGGGCTCGATGTTGGGGTATTCTTTGGGGATAGAAAGGATATTGGTAAGACTCATACGATATGCACCTGGCAGAGCCTTAATTCTATGGACAAAAGATACAAGGACGGGGAGATAGATATAGGACTTAAATTATTTGCTAAAGGTGTAGTATGCATTATGGTAGACGAAGTACACATGGCTAAAGCAGATGTATTACGCAAGTTGTTAACAGGGCCATTTGCATCTATACCTATACGTTGGGGACTTACTGGTACTATTCCGCAAGAAGAACATCAGTATGCAAGTCTTAAAGCATCCTTAGGCAATGTAATAAACAGATTAAGTGCGTCTGAATTACAAGAGCAAGAAGTTCTTGCTAACTGCGAAATAAATATAATACAGATACAGGATACAGTTCAATATCCTAATTACCAGTCCGAGTTAACTTACTTAACAACAAACTCAGATAGATTAGATTATCTATCAGAATTATTCAAAGACATTGTCAAAGAAGGCAATACACTTGTTTTGGTAGATCGTATTAAAGCAGGTGATATGCTACAAGAAAGGCTAGGAGATGAGAGCGTTTTTATATCAGGTTCCGTTAAGTCAGCAGACAGACGAGAACAATACAATGAAATACAAGACTCTGACAACAAAGTCATTATCGCTACTTATGGTGTCGCATCTGTTGGTATCAATATACCTAGGATATTTAATTTGGTCTTATTAGAGCCTGGCAAAAGTTTTGTTAGAGTTATTCAATCAATTGGGCGAGGTATACGAAAAGCACAAGACAAAGACTTTGTAAAGATATGGGATATAACATCCTCTGCAAAGTTTAGCAAGCGACATTTAACTAAACGTAAAAAGTTTTATACGGAAGCAAAATATCCGTTTACAATTCAAAAGACCACAATATGAAAGTATTAACATTAGAAAATAAACCATTAGAAGTAGATAATTTACCAGACGAAATAGATGATATAAGGTATAATGTATTAGATTGTTCTGATCCAAATGACATAGATTATATTTTTGTTCCTTTAGTATTTTTAGAATCTTTTAATTCTCCTGCGGCAGTTTGTAAAATAGGTAATAATATAATAAACATACCGTTAGATTGGAGTTTAGTTATTAGTGAACCTGATGTAGGCGATGCAGAAATAATGCCATTGATGTCATTAAATGATAGAAATTTTAAAGCATTTTCTTTAAATCCTTTAACAGATATAATGCCTAGTTTTTTACCTATAACTATAGAAAATGTATATTCTGAAACTAAATGGTTTGTTCCTAAATTGAAACCAGGACATATTTTAACTATGCCTTTAAATAATCAAGATAAACCTCAATGTGCATTTTTTCTAAAAGAAACCAATAAAGTTCCTGAAGTTCTTGACATAGGTCAAATATGGGTATAAAATATGTTGTTATTTGATGATATATTAACTCTTGACGAACTAGAATTTTATTCAAATAACATACTACAAGAAAATACCGAACCTTATATATTTGATAAAACCAAAAAACCTAAAAATTTGCAAGAAGAGCTAATATTAAAAATATTTAATGAAAAATTGAATATGATGCATATTGCTAATTTTATTGAATATTGGATAAACACAAATGACAAAGATCATAATGAATATTACCATATAGATAAAAACGAGTTATTATTAGAACAAAAAAATATATTATCTGTACCATTATATAGTGCCGTAATGTATTTATGGAAAAATAATATACAAGGAGGATACTTACGTATATACGAAGGACCAACTAAAACAGAATATTATGAAAAAATAAAACCTGTTCAAAATAGATTATGTATTTTTGAAGGTGGATATACTTTGCATGGCGTAGAAAAAATTTATAGTGGTATTAGATGTTCATTGGCAATAAGCTTCTGGGAAGAAAAACCATTATTTTATGAATAAAATAAATTTAAAAGATGTCTGTTTAGCAATAGACAAACGTAACAAAGAATTTTATAATAGTTTAGATAAAGAACAACAAAAGAAGTTTAGCACATGGCTTTATATGCGGTATGCTTCTAGTGTTGATAGTCCTATATTCCGTGATCATTATTTGCAAATGGTTAATGACCTTGTAAATGTTAACTTTAATGACTTACGACATCATGTAGAATTGCAATGGTTATTAATGTCGTTATGTGGTATAGGCAAAAAACAATTTCATCCTTGGGTAAAACCAGGTAAACGCAAAGAAAAGCCTAAAGTAAAAACATGGCTAGCAAAAGCATTTCCAGAATTAAAAGATAGCGAATTGGACACATTGATAGAATTAAATACAATTGATGAACTTAAAGACTACGCCAATCAACAAGGACTCACAGATAAAGAAATTGACAGAATCTTTTAAATGTAAGTATTGCTTCAAATCATTTAAACGTGAGAGAACTCTCACAGTTCATATGTGCCAGCAAAAACATAGATGGAATACTAAAGACGAAATACCTAGTAGATTGGCATATGAAGCATATTGTGTATTTCATAAAACTTGTATGCCTGGCGGAATACATAAAGATAAACAACCATTAACTAAGTTTATTAGTTCGCCTGAATATAATGGATTTTATACATTTGGAAAATATCTTGCTGATTTAAAATTACCTATGAATCAACAAGAAGAGTTTATTAAATTTGTTATGCAACAAGGCGTTAAAATACGAGACTGGTGCAAAAGTTTTGTATTAGAAGAATTTATTAAACAGTATTCTTTAAAAGAAGACCCTAAACGGGCAGTTGAATCTGTCGTATTATTAGCAGAGGAGTGGAGCAATGAAACTAACAGACATTGGACAGAGTTTTTTGATCAAGTATCCCCGAGCAGGGCAACTCATTTTATCATCACCGGACGTATTAGCCCTTGGATTATTTATGGTACTAGTGCTGGTCAACGTATGGTTGATCGATTAAATGAAAAAGAATTAGAAATAGTAATCAATCATATTAATGTTAACACATGGAAACATAAGTTAAAAAAATATCCTGCATCTTTGAATGCATTAGAAGTAATTGATGAAACTTGTAAATGACAGATATTGATATCGACTTAAAAAATAGAGATGATGTGCTAAACAAGTTAAAGCACATACCGGCAAGTATTATTACTAATACAGTAAAAAAACACAATACAGGTGTTTATTTTCACGACATTCCGCATGATCCTACAACAAATTTATCTACGATTAACTATAAGGAAGCCGAAGAATTAGGTTATTTTAAACTCGATTTACTCAATGTAAACATCTA